TCATGTACCACTCAGAATCAGTACTAGCATCTTGATCACATCGTCCAGTACTACAGGCGGCAACCATACGCCGAACACTGCCAGTACTACGGGTGCAATGACATAGTTGTATACGATGAGGAACACGAACACGTAAGCAATGCAATGCTTCCATGAACTATCACCCTTAACACTACGAGTAGTCTTAACCATGCCAGGCTTTGTAGTCTTGCCCTGCCCCAGTAGCTTTAGTAGCCATCCCCTCACCAACTCAATCATGTTAAGTCCTCCAATAATTCACGAATTTTTTGCATGTGCTCCTTATCCATTCCTGCTGTGAATTTGAATTTCGCCATCAGTGCTTTATTCAAACTGCCCCACTGAGAACACAACATACAAATTAGTGCTGATTCACAATGCAATGCTTCGGCATATGTTGGATAACAGGCCAGGATGCTCTTTTTATACGGTTCACCCGCGTCGATCAGTTCATTCACTGATTTACTGGAACTGGTGTAATCGTTCCAGTTTGACTGTTTAGAAGTACTCTTAATCTCTGAGATATTTTTAACTGATTTCCATACTCGTTTCTGACCGATATAGAATTCGCCGCTGTTCGGAAACTGGATTATATATACGAAACACGCCGTTTCTTCTGGGATGAAATCTTCATCTCTGTACCACATTGCCCATTTCATCTCTTGTTCGTCATTTGACGCCATTTTTATCACTCCTTGATAAATAAGTTCATACACATATTTATGAGGAAACATCAAAATGAGCATCGAAACAGACGTAATGGAGTTACTTAAAAAACTTGAGGGCACTAAACAATACCAGACCAAAATGAAGTATTTCAGAAATGGCCTTTTCCATATCTATAAAGATTCTGAAGGTTTTGAAACTATCGGGTACGGTCATCTGGTTAAACAAAGCGAACGTAGTAAGTTCGTGAACGGAATTACAGAACAGCAGGCCGATCAATTACTGCTGGTCGATTACCAGAAGGCTAAACGTGATGCTGATTCATTCAATCTGGATTTACCAGAACGCTGGAATGCATTAGTTTCTATTCTCGTATTCCAGTTGGGTAAAGCTGGGTATTCAAAGTTCATCAAACATATTGCAGCACTGAAGAACAGCAATTATGCTACTGCCATTGCAGAACTAAAGAACAGCAAATTATACCAACAGACCCCGAACCGTATTGATCAAATGCTGTACTGGGTTACAAACCAATAAAACAACAAAGGCCAGCTATTATGCTGGCCTTTGTTGTTTTTCATGCTGCAATTCTAAAATGGTCAATACGCGTGATAGTTTCACATCAATTTCGTTGATTTTCATCTGAACGTTTTTCAGTTCAGATTCTAATACAACCTGTTCATTTTCGATTTTATCTAAACGTTGCTTCAATAGCTTCTGCTCAGATTGCAAATCACCTATGCGACGCTCCAGAGTTTCGGTATCTTGTTTAAACTCACGATATCGTGAAAATGCAAAACCCAGTACTGCCACGGTTGCACTCACACAACCGATTAATGTTCCTGTAATCATCATACGCAAATTCCGAGAAACAGACTCAGCGTAACGATTGTCCATAATGGCAGGCCAACAGTATGCAATGCAGCCAGACCTACTACGGCTGCTGCATAAATGCCAAATTTAATTAGCTTTTCTTTATCCATGTTATTATTCATATTACTATCCTCTCTCATGTGTACTGAGAGTATTTATTATTTTTACTCTAAAAACGCCTGTTTTAACTGCACCAGGTAGTACTGAATATTCAGACCTTTAACGAATAACTTGTATACATCGATGACCTGCACCTCGTATACATCATCGTAATATTGCCAGTTCACAATATCACCACGATTCAGTACTGGCATCTTGTCATCCATGAATGCAATGTTCATGAAGTTATGCCCCATGACATCTACTCCATAATCCTTGAAATACTTAGAATCGATGAATGCCTGATTAAATGGAATATTACACATCAGTACTTCATGGCCGTCTAATGTGATGTTCTCTGTTACGTCTTCGCTGAAATGCTGTTGCATTAGTTTCTCCTGAATATGAATGTTCCTTTCATATTATTTATCACTAACCTCGCTTTTTGTTCAGTTTCATCAAAGAAGTCATAAATCATCTTACGTTTTTTCTTCTCATACTTACCGATTATTCGCTTGTCGCGTTTCTTCTTTTTCAGACTGGTATCAATCAAATACTTTTTACCGTTCTGTTCGACTACTTTATATTTTTTACCAATCTGGTTATGCAGTCCTGCAATGTTGCCTTGTGCAGTCATACGAGCGTTAGCAGTGGGAATAATTTTGTTAAACGTTGCCGGGTCATCTGTCAGTACTGAACGCAGATATGCAGCCTGTGAACCACGTACAATGATTTGGTTAGTCCTGGTTCCGTTACCGTGCTGAATGAAATTGAAGAATATCGCCCGTTTGGTAAATGCAACGGCCCCACCATCGACACTATTACTGATGTCATCCTGAATCTGTTTCGATAATGCACGGCAACGTTTTGTTAATTCTGACTGAAAATCGGTGATAAACAATTTGCCCTGACTATTCAGTACTCGTACTGCATCGGCGGGAGTTGCCCCCCGCCTGAATTCTCCTGATATCATTTTAGTTTCCTTATGCTCTACCTACAATGACAGTTATATTTGCACCGTTGTACGCACCCACATTATTGTTAGAACGCTGTTCAATTGTTAGTGTTACCGCTACGCCTGCTGGAATTGTCATCGTACCCGCACCTACTGCAATATCGGATGAAAGACCTGATGCAGAAGCACTGGTGAATACAAAGCCAGCACCATTTGCATATATGTTTACACCACGAATATTAGTAGTCTCCCTGGGCGGGTTGTAGTTACCGTCATAACCGCCTTTTACAGTGACCGGAACGCATGGGATTGACAGAATACGGGCAAATTGTGGTTCTGCTGGAATTGTAATACCACCACTACCTAACAGGAATACACGCATAATATCGCCCTGAATGCTGTTCGCCTTCAGATTATCAATCGTACAGTTACTGAAATAGCCATTTGTGAACGATCCGCCTGATGCATTTACATTCCCAGAAAATGAACCACTCGAGGCATATACTGTCCCGGAAAATACTCCAGCTTCTGCATATATTGTCCCACGGAAATAACCATTATTGAAGTAGCTTGTACCATCCTTACGGATACACCAACCCTGCCCACCGTCAGAAGGCCATCTATCATTCCAGTTGTTCGAACTAATCTGATTACCAATTTTTGCGTTATTGATCGAACCGTCCTGAATTTTGGCAGTACTGATACTCGCATCGGCAATGTGTGCCTGTCCAATACTGGCATTAGCAATCATTGCACTGTTGATGTAAACGGTATTGTTCTGTACTGCAAACGGAATTACCGGGTTAGATACTGCACCAGATGTCTTAGCCGTAATAATTTTAAAATCGTCTGCCACGAAATAAACAGCACTTGCTTTAGTAGCTGCGTCAGAGTAAATACCCATCCCCGCAATAGTACCATTACTGTTTACCTTGACCTCATAATGAGAGTTCACAGTATTTTTTAGTGCATCGATATTGGTAGTCATGGCAGTACTGACACTGCTGATAGAACCGTTCAGTTCAGATTTTGCCTGAGTTAATGCGGTTGATTGAGCCGTATCTTTAGACGTGATAGTACTGTTCAGTGTTGCAACCTGGGACGTGATATTACTGTTGATACTACTAACCTGTGCATTCAGTGCTTGTGTCTGTGCTGTATCTTTAGACGTGATAGTACTGTTCAGTGTTGTGACTGCTGCACTAATATCTGTAGCTGTTTTACTGGTCAACTGGGTAATACTGGTTGCGTTTGCCTTATCCCCATCTGCGATGGCCTTATTCAGCGTAGTGACCTGTGCAGATAAATCCGCTGCTGTAGTCGCCTGTAAATTGGTAATTGCAGTTGCATTAACTTTATCGCCATCAGTGATCAACTTTGTCGTTTTCGTTTCACTGGCACCGATCTTAGTAGTGGTATTCACGTTAGCCTGTGCTACTGCGTCGTCAATAGCAGTACTGATCTTGTCGTCCAGTTGCAGGAAATCGTTCAGTGATTGTTCATCCTGTGCTGACCAGTTAACCCTACTCTGCAAATCAACATACACCCCCGCCGTATAGATGATCGAATCCTGCCCGAACTCGTCATAGGCTCCTGCACGTACATAGTACTTCCCATCGGCAATGGGGAAACTGTGCATGAACGGACTGTTAGTACCGAACGCTTTCAGGTTCTGTGTGAAAGTACTGTTAGTAGCAACCTGCACCAGTACCCCAGCAAAATCAGTAGCCGATGCTTCAGGGCTGTTGTATGCAACGAAAATAGACTCATAGCCTGCGTTAGCCGTGAACCCGGTCAATGCCGGGCATTGTGGGTTAGTCACTGTGATACGTGCTTCTGCACTGTAGATACTGCTGTTATGACCCCATGCCACCACCCCAAATGTACGGGTACGACTGAGCGTATCCAGCTTGTTCATTGCATAGGTGTATGTGAACTGGTTCGCCTGGATGAAGTACGAACGCTTCTTAACCATGCCAGTGTCATACACAATGATTTCATACTTGTTGAAATACTCGCTGAACTTCTTACCGTTCACATTTACGTATGACTGATCATCCCACCCTATGATGAAATCCAATGCATCGGTAGTCGTTGCAGTACTGCCACGGTTGATCAGATTCAGGCCAGTAATGGCAGGCAGGGTAAACGCGAAATCAGGTACAACACCGTTCTGTGTCACCTTGTCGGACACAATGCCGAGATTGTTGAATGCTGCTACTGCAAAATCGTACTGTACCCCTGTTGTGAGGCCGTATAGCTCGTATGAAAGTACATACTGGTTCGTGCTGCCGCCATAAGTCCACGTTTGCGTACCTGTCTGACGGTAGTACACGTAGTAACCACGCAAATACTGATCGATACTGGCTGACCATGAAAGTACTACAGTCTGCCCCTGATTAGTTGCCCCCTTCTTAACTACTGTAAGGTTTGACGGTGGCAGTACTGCTACTGGTTTCGGTAATGTTCCTTCCCAGCCATACATCGGTACGTCTACGCCTTCATAGATCCCCTGGAAGTACTCAACACATTGCAACTGAACCATACCGATACTGTCGGTATTCGTGATGATCGATTTTCCCGCTACCCTAAACAATTTGTTTTCATAACCATGTTCCGGGAAATTAACGGTAATAACATCCCAGACGGCAATATCCCAGCCACTATCAGTACTGAAACTTATTGTATTGTGTGAATATTTTCCTTTCAGCAATTCAATGTTAATCAGGTGTTCAACCTGGTCTTTATCATACACCCAGGAATAGTCCAGGCTCTTAGCAATAATCAATCCATCACTGGTTAAAACATCACTAGACGGAATATCTGACGGAATACGCAAAATATCATCACTGTAATTATTTGTAGTGTTCTTCCATGTTGCATCGATGGTGTTGAAATAATCGCTGATGCCACTCGTAGTACTGACAAATTCACCGAAAATTGTTGATTCGTCAAATGTCTGTACTGACAGTGCCGGAATATCTACAGTCAAATACAATTTACCACAATGAATACTGGTAATGCCGCCAAATGTCATCAGCATTTTTTCAATGTTTGATTTATATGTGGACTGATAATCAATAGCACCATTACTATACATCTGATAACGGGTACAGTACTGTGCTGCTGTCTGGAATGATGCAATATCAATATTACTAGGACTTACACCAAGCCCATATTCCGTATTGGTCACATAGTCGTATAACTGGTTAACTGGGTTATTGCTGACAATAGTAGTACCAGACACTAAATCGTAGATCTTCTTGCCAGAACATTCTGCCGTTAATACATAGTTATCATTAACCAGTAGATTATCTTCTAATGATTTCTGAGTTTTCTTGATAACAGTATAAACCTGTACGATCCCGTTGCCTTTGAAAGTACTGTTATTCCATTGTGAACCTGCGTAAGTTCCCGCTAATACTTTACCCGCCGTGTAATTAGGTTTTCCGAAATAAACCTCTAACTGCAAAATATCACGGTATTTCGCATCGATACTGGTATTCGGTACAATACCTTCAACTGTAACAGGCGTTGTCAGTACTGGTTCGTCATCAAGCCAGATTTGGCTGACCTTGTTAATCTCACCCATTGCCAGGGCATGACTCGTAAAAAGGTACTGACTGCTGTTGTTCTGCACGTTGTACCAGTTAACTATTGAACCGCATTTCACCTTTTCACCGTACAGTATAGGGATTCCCGATTGTGGGCTGGTAGAACGACTGAGAGTAGTAGCACTGTCTGTATGAGGTGTGATACCTGGCATCTGAGAAAGCATAGATGTTGCTACTAACGAGGCCGCACCAGCTCCTGCCCCCCATGCAGCGGCGGCGGTAAGGCTTGCCCCGCCAGTGTATACTGCGGCTGCAACTGCAACCGCTGTAACAAGGGCACCAATGATACCTGCACCTGTGATCTTGCCCCCCATTATTCACCCCCTTCCGTTGGAGTGATCCGGTAAAATTTCCAGTCATGTAGCCAGGGCAGTACTGCAACATTGAATCCAGTACTGTCAGCATTCAGGGCAATGTACTTACCATCCAGTACTACAGACCCGTGAATACCGTTAACCATAACGTCACCCATAACAGGCGTATCAACCTCAATACCATGACGTTTACAGATCTCTTCCAGTGAACCCAGTTCGTGTTTAGTGAACAGTTTCTGACCTGCTTTAATGGTTTTGTATTTGCCCATAGCCAGATCGGTATATGCAGTACCGCATACCTGATCGATAACTCTCAGTACCAGAATATTGCAATCATTTTGACCTAACTGGAATTCATTACTAATAGTTTCCTGAGCAATGTTGTGAATTTTAATTATATTGTTTCTCATTTCTTATACTTCCATGTTTGCTGAGAGTTAATTTTTCCGAGTAGTGAAAAGTACGCATCATTTTTATGTGTACTTTGATGAACTGAGTTGGCGGCTAAAGTACGTTGCTGTACGTCCAGTTTCTTCCAGATACTGTTAACGCTTACTGTTAATTCGTTCTTGATATCATCGTTATTTGATACCGATTCAAAATAATCAATATAGCCACTGAACATTAATGAATTATCCAGTACTGTAGCGTTTGCAGGATTCAGTATCGTCAGCCATAGATTAACCTGTGCATTTTTCAGACCACCTGATAATGCCAGTGCCTGAAATGCCTGTGATACATTACTAACCTTGAAAGACATTGAGTCGTTACTAATATCTTTCTGCTCACTGAATGAACCAAAACTATCATTAATGAAGTCCGGGAATGAGGTGTATAAATTACCGCTGATATTCAGGTCGATATAACCATCATTTAGATGTAATGCCTGAACGCCAGAACCCTGCACTGGATATATATCAACACATTTAACCGTTACGCCTAATTGCATGACTTCTGATACTGTTAGCTGGGTTTTATTACCGCCTCTGGTAATGTTCCAGTACTGTAATAATGCCGGATTGGTAAACACTGCCTGATTCATTACAGTGCCTCCGTCGCTTTAACTTGTAGACTGATAATATTTGTAGATTGCAAATTAAGGTCACAATCCACATCAATAATAAATGTCCCTGTAATTCCCTGATAACGAATTACTTCACCTGCCTGTACGTTCTGACGTAATGCCGGGAATATGGTAATGGAGGTGCCTGTATTGGCAATAATGCGATGAATTTTAGTGCTGTTCTGGAATGTAACTAACGTACCTACTTCCAGTACATTACTGTTGCAGGGGATGACCGTACCACCTTTATTAACGGTTGCAGTACTGGATACTGTATTAAACTGATTGCCTGTATACTGGCTGTAATAACCTAAATCTGTAATGAATGGCCGTCCCTGTGAGTACTGAGCAATAAAATTGAGTACCTCTTGTCTGTCTGCCTGATTAAATTGAAGATTGAATGAAATCTGATAGTACTGAATACCTGTACTGCGTCGGATTTGTGCACCCGTCCAACTCTTATTTGAATAGGCGGGTTCAGTACTTTGTAATTTGAAATCACTTATTTTGATATTGTTTGAAAATAAACCCATGATGTTCTCCTGATTTAAAGTATTTATCAGGAAAAGAAAAAGCCAGCGTGAATGCTGGCTTTTGGTATTACGTATTTCTGGTCTGTGCTGCTCGTACTGCCTGCATCACGTTATTTGAATGCTTTTTCAGCATGGTCTGAAATTGCTGATCGGTAATTTGACCGCCACCATTAACCACTAACGGGGCATTGATTACAGTCTGACCAGTACCGCTATTGTCCTGCTTATCTTGCTGTTTCAGGAATTGAGTTAAATCACGGTTGTTATCGTTGTTCAGAACACGTTCACCTGCTTTCAATACCCACGTTGATTCATCATTACCACCCAGTTTAGGTACTGAATCAATACCGCTGTGTGCCTGCCCCTGAATCTGTGTACCACGTGCAGTACTGATAATACTTGCCCCTAAACTTGCTACCTGTGCATAGTTGGCAAAGTTAGCAGGCCACGGCGTAGCCATAGCGTTAGCGAGGGCTTCCTGTATCTTCATAACGATATTGGCAATACTAATCGACTTACCAACGATAAACGCCGCCTGGGCAACCTTATTACTTTTTCCTGCAACACTCTCAAGTATTGCCCCGACATTCATTGCCGTATCAGCAAAAGTTTGTATCTGCAATTGGCTATTCTGGCGTTCTACCTGTGCGGCTTTATTATTATATTTTGCAGTTAAGTCAGCTTTTCGTTTTTCAAATTGCTCTTTAGAAATTAACTTGTCGGCATAAAGTTGTTCATCAACCTGAATTTCAAAATCACGCTGCTTGTATATTTCGTCCTGTTGTCTTTTGATGGCATCCTGATTACCGAAAGGATTACTTTCATCAACTAATCCAGAGCGTACATCCTGTGCAGAGAGCATCTTCTGAATATGTTCAGGAGTAATATTTTGCGTATTACCAATACTCAACGCTGCAAGGTTTTCAGATAATTGTTTAGGATCGGATGCTTCCAGCATTTCAGTAATAATACGTTTACTACCCTCTAAACGTGCCTGTTCCTGACGTGCAATAATTTTGGTTTTTTGTTCTTCATTAAGATTCAAAGTACTTAACGATTCATCCAGTTTTTTACGTAGCTCGTTCTGAGTGTAGTTGTACTGTAAAACCTGTTGTTCCGCTGAGTTTTTACCCAGTTGAGACATTACCTGATTCAGGTTAATACGTGCCTGAATTTGTTTCTGCTCAAGTTGTTTAGCGTCTGCTGCGGCTTTTTTGGCTGCATCTTCCGCTTTTTTTTCACCTTCTGGATCTTTGAGTTTATAGGGTTTAGTACTAACAGTTTTCGGTGCAGTTTTTGGTACTGTACTATTAGAGTACTGATTTTTAGCCCATTCATCAGGCAATGCGTGATGATCACCCCATGATGCAAAATCATATGCAAAACGTTTCAGGTTTCCGCCCATCTGATCGAAAGATGGTAATTTCCATTCACCTGCAAAGATGTTACGTAATTCATTGAGTGCTTCAATTACAGGTAATAGTGCGTTAACTCGTAGTTCCTGGAAATTGCGATCCAACTGAGCAATATTCTGTTCATATGCAGCATATGCCTGTGCTGTTTCAGAAGTAATACCAGCATGTTGTTTTTCAATTGCATTAATTGCTTCAACTTCTGACTTGTACTGTCTCAGTACTGGCAGAAGTTTTGAACTATCTGAGGCGATTGACTCCATAGAATTGATAATTTCAGCGTTCGATTTACCCGCTTTTTGCAGTTCATAAAATGTCTTGATGATCATCTTAATACCGCCATTGGCATCATTCATGTATTTTGTAAAGCCCTGAAGATTTACACCCCAGGCCTTCGTTTACACCCCATGCTTTCAGGTCATCACCGAAACCGCCTTTACCCTCACGGAAAAAATCACCCATATGATCAAGTGCATCTTTGTTGAAATCGCTGAATTTGTCATATTCGATATTCAGTGAACCAAAAGCACCCTGTAATTTCTGTAGCTGCTCTACAGTCATACCAGAACTGTATGAAGCATCGTTCAGTACCTTCACATAGTTACTGGCTGCATTTACCTGACTGATTGTGATAGCGGTCAATGCACCGAACCCAGCACCTACAGCAAGTAGCCCTGTGTTCATCCCGGCCAGCTTTCCAGTGATGTCACCGAAACCACCAGATAATGAAGCGAGCGAACCGCCCGCCTCACGACTAAATGCATTTAAACTGTTTCCGGCAGTACCTAATGCACGTTGCAGGCCAGTAGCATCACCGTTGATATTAAAAACTAATTGTTGATTGTTCCCTGCCATGTTTTAGCCTCCATTGCCAGTACTGCCAGTAATGAATTGCATCATGGCTGACTGTTTTAATTGTTGTTGTGTCAGTTGTTTTTGCTCATCTTCCTGAATACGTTCATGTACTGTTTTATTTGACAGTAAACCGTACATATCCCAGTCATTAACACTGGCATTTTTCATGCCTGCTTCGGTTAAATTACCAGAGGACATTAAGATTAAATGAGCGAGATTCGAATATTTAATGTGTTCGAACCTTGCTCCCGATGGTTCAATACTGGAATCGTAAATCATCAGATATTCAAATAATTCTGGATCTAATTTTTCCAGTTCTGATGGACTCAATCCACGTTTGTTAATTAGTTTCAGGGTAAACATCAAACGTGGATTGTTTCTTATTTTTTTTCGATCTGATCCTGAATCTGTGGCTCGTCTGCTTTAGGCCACAATTTCATTACTTCATTGTTAATTTCAGCAACAATCAGAGCATCAATATAGTTAACATTGATTTTACCGTCTTCGTCTACATCAGAGAAAATAGGCTGACCATCTTCATTACTGACGGTATAGAGTAAGGTACTTTTAGCATCAACGCATTTTTCGAAATTGCTGATAGCGGGTCGATGAATATGAAGTACTGCACCGTTTTTCAAAGATATTTTATGTAATTCAGGTTTCAGGGCTGCAAATAGAGTATGAATATCCATTATGGCAGTAACCCCTGTGCTACTGCTGCACCATCACAGGCGAAATTGAGAGTCATATTCACAACTTTGTCACGATCAGATTCAATCTTTTTCTCACTGATGAAACCGTTATATACGACGTATGACCCTGCTGTTTTTGTAGCGTCTGTGAAATAACTGAACTTCAACTGAATGCGAGTACCGTTCTCAAAGGCGGTAACAAGCTGTTGATGAACTGTGTTATCTGGCATCCAGTTAACCTGTAATGTTACGTCTGCGTTTGTTTTACTACCTACCAGTTTACGGTTATATGAGCTATTAAAACTCACTACCTCAATCACAGTTGCAGTACTACCAGTACCGGGGAAAGCGGCAATTTCTGGAATGGTGGTAAATGTGGTTGCTGTAGTCGGTCCGGCAGTACCGATACCTACTGTAATATTTGAACCTGTAAAAACGTCCATTGGAGTTGGCATAATGATATCCTTATCATAGAGTTCAGTACTGGCATCCATACCAGTACTGAGTTGTTGTTTTCTTCTTATTTATTTAGTGCTGCAATCATTGCACGTAATTCAGCAATTTCATTTGCCATCGCTTCAATTTTTGTAATTGAATGATTTAGTGCAAGTGCGGTATCCATCATAATGACGTTATTATCGAGTGCCAGCGTATCATCCTTATCACAACGATTACCTTCATCGTCATATTCTGGTGCGGCTGGAACCAGTTTAACGTACTCGCTATCAATATCGCGTAATGCGTCCTGTGCAATTATGCCACGGCGTTCACGCTCCATCGGATCAAAGTTATATTTGAAAGTGCATGGTTTCAGCTTTTTGATATTTTCATAGGATGCTTTACCGTCATCATAATTAATATCATGTTTAAGCGTTGCATCCGACGTTGCTGCTTTCTGGAATGTGTAACTACCCGACCAGCCACCACCCGCTGTACAGGTCAAATCACCTGTTGCTGGGGTAAAATACCAGTACCGAGTAAATGCTGAACTATCACCAAACTGTGTAATACAGGTATTTGCCCAGTTGAGAGTACCATTGCCTACATTCCCCATGATAGTACGCAGATAATAACCACCCGCATGTTGATAACCCCATGAATTAGCCGCAATCGCACTTACACCCATTGGATCGTATGTGGTGTTCTGGTAAACACCCGCTTTACCTGACTGTGCTGAATCCCACCAGGGTGCAGGAACTGCTGAACCAATTGATAACAGGTTTCTGAATGTACCAGTACTGGCTAACAGGCTTCCGTCCTGGCCAATATCAACATAACTCTGGTTAGATGGCGAACCACCCGAGGCGATAATACGTGCTCTACGGGTTTCAACCCCGCTTGAGGATTTCTCATATACAGAGAACATATAAGCGGCTGATAGTTCTGCACCAGCAGCACTGATTGTTGATCTGACAAGCCCACCTGCACCCGAGAAGTTATTAGGCGGTGTTGCCGCTAATACTTCATCTGCCTCAATAACACGTGTAGTTAATTCACCGGTATTAGACAATTTGAGTAGGTCAGTAGTATCAGTAGTTCCGGTCGCAATTCTGTAAGTGGTTCCTTGTACGGTTTCATGGAACGTAGCATCAGTGGAACCTGAGCCGCCCTTGAACTTTCTAAGGTATGACTTACCACCCGCTGTACCAGTACTCATTGATGTATGACCGTAGGTACTTTGGGCAACTGAATCCTGGTTGATAGTGTTCTTAACAGTAAGAGTACTGTTGAAAGTACTGGCACCTGTTACCGTACCACCAGACAAAGCGAAACCACCCAGTGCCGCAAGGCCAGCCGCTGCTGTTGTGGCTCCAGTACCGCCAGAGCTGACAGGTACAGTACCAAAATCGCCCTGACTCAGTGTGATGTTACCCGTTAATGGGATACCATTTATCGTTAGTGATGACGGTACAGTACCTTCAATATCAGCCTGTGTAAGAACCACATTAGCCGTGAGAGGCTTACCATTAATGGTACGGCTGGTTGGTACTGCTGATACATCACTAGCTGCTAATGTGATATCTGCTGTTAAAGCCTTACCATTAATTTTTCTGGCAGTGCTCACTGCCCCGAGTGAAGTTAATGCACCACTGGCAGTATTTGAGCCAGTACCGCCCTGAGCAATACTGAGGGCAGTAGTCAATCCTGTTAAAGATTTAATAGTACTGTTTACACCGTTAATATCGGTGTATGCATACATCCCCCATGCACCCCATGAAATAACACCTGAACCGTTTGAATACCCGGTGCGTGTATACAAGTCGTTCGTGTTATACCTGTAGTACATTTGCGTACAGCTTTTAACGTGAGTTGCCGAGTTTTGTAGTACTACTAATGTCCCCGCAAATTGTATTGGATAATTCAGTACTGATGTTGCATTGGAATTTAGCGTTTGCTGATAATAACCTTGCAGTGTCCCATCTAAATCGTTCAGGTCAGTACCTACTGGGATAATTCCACGGCTGGGTAATGCACCTACATCATCAGCATTTAATGTGATGTCATTGGTTAATGGGATTCCATTTAATTTACGAGTATTGGGTACTGCTGATACGTCATCGGCATCTAATACAATATTTGCAGAAAGCGGTTTCGAGTTCACGGTTACGGTTTTTGCAACACCGCCCAGGTTTGAAAGTGCAGTACTTGCAACGGTTGAGCCAGTACCGCCTTGTGATACTGAAAGTGCTGTTGTTAGTCCGGTTAGAGACTTGATAGTACTGTTCACACCTGCACTGGTGATATTTGCAGTACGAACCCATGCAGACCAGGTTACAACACCACTGCTATTACTTGTGCCAGTCCTGTTCCAGATGTCATCACTACTGGCAGGGTAATAAACCTGAGTACAACTGTTTGCGTGAGTTACGCCACTCTTCAGTACAAACAATGTGCCACCTACAGCAACTGGATAGCCCAGTGCAGTAGTGGCATTTTGCGAAATTGGCTGTTCAAATACTCCAAATGTAGACCCGTTCAGAGTATTCAGGTTCGTGCCTGCCACGATGGTTCCGTAGTACGGCATTGCTGATACATCCAGGGCACCCAGTACTAGATCATCGCTGAGAGTTTGCCCGTTGACGGTACGTGTTGCTGGCACTGCTCCAAGATTCGTTAATGCCGCTGCCGCTGTAGTAGCTCCCGTGCCACCATTCAGTACTGGTACTGTGCCGAGATCGGCTGGCGTAATTGTAATATTGGCTGATAATGCACGGCCATTCACGGTACGGGTTGTTGGGACTGCCCCCAGTGCAGTTATTGCACCTGCTGCGGTAGTACTACCAGTACCGCCCTGTGCGACACTAAGTGCAGTGGTTAAGCCTGTGATACTTGTAATATCTGAGTTAGCACCTGAT